TATATATTTGTCTACCATCCCTCCATTCCTTTGAACAGCATCAGCTTGTACAGTCAAGGCTTTGTTCATAATTTTTATAACTTCTTCAGGCTCTAACTTTTCTGATAGACTTGTAAAGCCTCTGACATCTGTAAACATAATCGTACATCTTTTTCTTTCACCACCTAATTTTAAAAGCCCTGGATTTTTTTGTAGCCTGGCAACTTGTCTTGGGTCAAGGTAATGTTCAAACTGTTTTCTTATTTGTTGTCTTAATCTATACTGCTGTCTAAATCTTAAATAGAATTGTTGTAAAGACAAAAGTATCATACTCGTCATACTCCATGTGACATCTATAAGATAACCAATAGATACAAAGTAATATCCAAGATAACCTACTGAAGCAAACAAACCACCAGCTAATACCATTGATAGTGTCATACCAAAAGAATGTATTACAAGAGCTATAAGAAGACCAGAGACACATAATAATAGTAGCTCTACAAACAATCTGTAGTCTGGTATCTGTGGTGTATTTAATAATATTGACTCGGCAAGAGCTGCCTGAATTTTGTGAGGCTCAAGTAATCCAACAGGAGTTGCTAGCTGACTTGTTATACCTTTAGCTGTAAAACCTACAAAGACAAACTTACCTGCTACATTTAAATTATCTAGTGTAGTCTGTGGTGTATCTACCCAACTAATCCATTTACGTCCATAGCTATCAGTAGGTATAGGGTCTAGTCCTTTGACTCTCACCATCTCTATACCATTCTCGTTGGTAATAATTTGATACGTACTACCGCCACCTAATACTTTTAATACTTCAGTCCCAAAAGATGCGACCCACCCATTAGGTGTTTGTTGCATTAAAGGTATTTGCCTAACAAGATTGTCTACATCAACAGGAGCAGACACAGCTCCCTGGCTAGAATTATTTTTAAGTATGTCTATATTCTGTAAGAATCCTTGAGCTTTTGGTAGATTTACTTCTGGCCCTCGGATGACTGTACCATGTGTTTTAGGATATATACTATTAGGTACTTCAGGCATTGCAAGTATACTAGGAGAAAATGATAAGGCTTTAGCAAACTTTTCATCTCCGCCTAACCTATCAGGATGAGGGAATAACATAGTCCACCCTACTCCTATTGCTCCTTCTTGTAAAAGCTTTACATGGATATCTGCTAGTGTTTCTCTAGGTAATGGATAACCACCCTGACTATCTATATACTCTTCAGTTATATTTAGTATTGTAAAATATCCTGTAGGCTCAGGTGTATTTACTAGCCTGTCAAATGTTTTAAGTCTTAATGTTTCTAACGGAGCTACATTAAATAATAAAGGAAGAGCTAATAATCCTATTAATAAACTAGCCCACTTCATTAGTTACTCTGTTTAATTTTTATAACAGAATCCCCACCACCATTTACTATAAGCTGTGTACTCTTACCTTCTTGTATTAGTATAACGGTATAAGCTCCTGATTTATCTAAATCTATTTTTACTGTATGCTCTACACTTCTAAGTAAACTTATCTGTCGGTCTGTAATAAAAGTATTTATCTGAGTATTAGGGTCGAACCCCACCTGTGTACCTTTTAAATTTACATCTGTTCTCAGTAAACTTTCTGTTTCATCTAGCTCGTTTACTTCTTCTATTATATCTAGCAAGTCTTCTAAGAAATTTACATCTAGATAATTTATATCTAGCTCTGTAAATTCCAAGCTATCATCTTTTAATAAATCTATATCTAGGTCGTCAAACTCCAGATAATCCACATCAAGTATATTACTACTATTGTCCGATACATTTTCTTCATTAACATTAAACTCTTCCTGTGGTGGGCTAACTATTAACATGTTATCTATTAGCTCTGTAGTTATGTCTAACACTACAGGCTTTGCAGGCTTGCTTTCAAATGTAGATACTGATGTAGCTTGATAAGGTTGATTTAAAACCACCTCACCCATAGCCGTAGCTACTACTATCTCTCCACTTGGTAAACCATTTTCATCAGGTAATAAAATAATAAGAGACCTTCCAAGTTCATCTATAGTAACAGTAAAGTCTGTACCACGAATACCAATAGTAGCACTTGGGGTTTCTATAAAAATATTTTCTTTATTGATTGTCGCTAGTTTTCCTGTGATAAATCTTGCAGTACCACTAGCAAACTGTAAAGCCATCTTAGATTTAGATGGGTCAGGGTCATAGATAAACTCGTCTATAATAAGTTCAGAATGTTCTGTTAGCCTAACTTGGCTTTCGTCTAGGAATGTAATCCCTATCCGACCTTCTGAAGTTTGTACATTGTCAAAGCTTTCTATATTAAAAGATAAGGCAGCATCATAAGGTTTATCCCTTACAATCCTGCCTGTTCCGTTAAGTTCGGTTATGTTGCCAATGCTAGCATCCAACGGCTGTGCCATTATCGTCTTGGATAATACACACGCTGCCATTAGAACCATTGGATATAATTTTGAGCCAATCATTATTTAATGTGCTTAATTGTTGGATGTCAAAAGTCCGTGAGTCGCCTGTCTGGTCTAGGTAAAAATACCCACCAGCATAACCACTACCTTCAAAGTTAACTGTGTTTGAATCACCGTCAACGTCTACATAGTTTGTAGCTCCATCATAATTAATATCAAAATCAAATACGTTTCCATCGCCATTTACAATCCAGTCAAGGTCTGTATTACTAGCCATAGCTGTTGTAGCTAAGTCTAGCGTAAAATCATTACTACTACCTGACACGTCAATGTTAACATCTGAACTGTCTGCACCATAAGTGTTACTTGGGTCTACTTGAATTGTGAAATCATTACTGCTTCCATCAAAATTAAAATAGCCTGTAAAATTGTCAGCCCAAATATCTCCTAGAAAAGTATTAGAACCACCTATTTGATTTATGTCTAGAGTAAGACTGTCTCCATCTAAATCTAACGGTGTTAAATTTCCTGCTGTGCTTTCTAACCCAGCAATGATGTTACTATCTCCTCCTAGTTGTTCTAAATCAATATTGGCGGTATCGCCTGATTGGTCAATATATATTTCATTATCTGCTAATGCACTTAGCGACAACATAACTAATATACTAATTAGATTCTTCATATTCCCAATAGCCTCTCCCTATTCCTATTTTTATTATATTTAGTACACCTGTCTCTACTGCTTTTGTTAAAGCAATAGCGATAGATTCGTTCTCAGCTACTCCTCCTTCTATTTCCACCAGCTCTGTGCCAGCTTCTATAAAACGAAACACGTCCTGAGAAACACTTGTAGATAAAATGCTTTTAGAAACTGATGTCTCTACTAACACTTCACCTGTAGATACTGAAACTAATCGTAGTGAAATAATTACAGTATCTTCTCTATACTGTTTACTGTTACCTATTCCTAGGTATCTAGCACCAGCACCTCCAGATTGTAGGTTAGCCTCATACGAGATTACACCTCCCTGGAACATAAGCCCTGCAAAAAGCAAAGGCTGTAATTTTGCATCTTCTTTAAACTCTTTACGAGTTGTCCTAATTAATTGTCTTTCTTTTGTAAGGTCATCAAGTCCAACACGTTCTACTACTTTAAAGAACTTACCATCTGATGTATGCTTCAAAGCCCTTATCAATATTGCTTCTGGAGCTTGTGTTATAGCTGTACTAAATAAAGCAAAAGAACTATTACTTCTTCTTTGCCCTGTTAAATCTTTAAAACTATTAGGGTATACCGCAACAACTGGTTGTTGTTTAGCACCAGGCATTTTAAATAGCTCATCTGATTGTATTTCTAATATGGTTGAAGGCTGTATTTTTTTCGATAGAACTAAGTCGTCATTCTTACTTAATACTGCACATCCACTAAAAAGAAAAATCACCAATAGGCAACTGAATAGTTGTTTGTGTTCCATCGCTTGCTGTTATAGTTAGTGTTATTATTCCGTCTTCTATACTGTATTCTATAGTATTACCTTCTAAAGTTAGTATGCCATTTGTGCTAGGATTTTCTCCGAATAAATTTTCTACTAATTGTCTAGATAGTTGTGCATATATTCTAGATTCTAAATTCCTGATAAATCTAGCTAATGTTGTGTTCTCCTTATCTCTTTCTATTTGTTCTTGTAGAGCTTTGAGTTCTTCTTTTATACTCATCTTTCTAGTAAACTCTTGGTTCTCTATAGTTAAATAATGTGCTGATGTACCTATACCACTAAATGATGGGTTCTTAAACTTATGTACCATTTCATCTGCAATACTATTAAGAGACCAAAACACAACTAATATAGACCAAAAGAACATACAGAACTCGCAGTTTCTTTCAGCCTTCTTACTTTTAAATGTTGGGATAAGTTTAATCTTTCCTTTGGTCTTTCTTTCCATCTGCTCTCGCTAATCTATCGACATCTACTTGTACACCCATAGCAGTTCTTACCATTGAGTCTATTCGTATCATGTCATTGTCCATTTGTCTTACTCTATCTATCAATGCAACTATCATACCGTGTTGCGTATCTAATTTTTTATGTACGTCTGCTATCAAAGCATTAAATAATTTATATACCATCCACCCAGCAGCACATGCAAAAGCAGCAGGAATACCTACAGTTTCCAAGACAGTCATAAAGTCTCTAGTGTCCATTATTTACCTTTCACTAAACTGCCACCAAAGTACATACCTATAATAGCTGATACTAAGTTAGTATCTAATTGTGTAATTACTAAACCTTGAAAAGTTATCCATTCAAAAATATCCCTGCCTTCTTTAAAGAACCAAAAACCTGGATTCCAATTTGTATATCCAACAGTTACTGATACATCTGGATAATATACAGCTACAAGTTTAGGTAATAAAACAATAGCAAAGACTGATGTTAATGCTATGATTCTTCTTGTCCATGCAAAACCTTTATCCTTCAAGCCGTGGTCAAGTGATTGCTTTCTAGCCTTCATCTCAAACTCCCCACGTGTAATGAGTAGCTTTTGTTGCTCTGCTTTAGCTTTTCTACTTTCAGCCCATACACTCATTAGTCCACCTAGGACTGTAGATGCAAGCATAGTAATTATTTCAAACGGAAATCCCAATCTAATCTCCTAATACTTTAAATATAGTTCTGGATGCATCTCTTCTTCTATCTATATGTGGTGTTCCAGGCTGTAGATAATTTTCAGAAAATGAAATAGCTGCTCTTGCTACATCATCACCCTGTAAATCTCTTTGCAACTGGCTTATTTTATTTTTATCTACTGTGTGTTTTCCTGGTGCTAATTGATTTATACTTTCATGCATAAACATAGTTTGATTCATGGGGGTATCTTCAAACTTGTTTGATGTCAAATAGCTATCTTCATTTTCCATATAATATTTTTTTTGAAAATCAAATTGATAAAGACCATAACCATTACCCTTGTCTTGTTTTTGTTGATGGTCGTAAGTACCACCTGTCTCTACATGGATATTACCAAGAATAGCTGCTCTAGCAACTTTACCATATCCTAAGTTTTTTAAATCATTATCTATATTATCAAATCTTATTCTTGTTTCTTTATCAATAGTTTTATCATTTATTACAAGACTTCCTGTGTTATATTGCATACGTCCCATTTCTTTAAATGTTTCTTTTACAATCCCACCTTTCTTATAACCTACTCTTGGTGGTAGTACATCTTCAATACCTTGTTGTAGTTGGTATCTAGCTTCTTCGTCTATAAATCTACCGCCTTCAATGATTGGTTCAAAGGGGTCAAAGCCTGTGTATTTTTTAAGTGGATGTCTAATACCTATCAAAGGAGTTTTTCTTGCTAACGTTTCAAACAATCCTCTGTTGTAGATTGTAGAGCCTGTAATGTCTCCCATAACAGGGCCACCTAAACTTGATACAGCTACTAAAGGATTTGGATTTGCTCTATAAGCATCTGCAAATCTTAAACCATATTCTATTGGGCCTAATAAACCTACTCTTTGAAAAGCTCTAAGGTTTTCTTCTGCACTTCTAGCTACAAAAACATCGAAAGCTTTACCTTTTAAATCAGTTCCTGGCTTTCTTGCAAACTGGTCATACTTTGCTTGTTGTTCTGGACTACTTCTCCAGTAATTAGTACCTCTTGCAATAGCTGTTGAGCCTGCTACAAAAGCAGCAAACCTTGGAGCTGACATTCCAGGACTATTTAAAGTATCTCTAGCAAAGTTTTTTAATACAGTATTACTAAACGCTGTAGGGTATCTTAAAAACTGTGTAAATATATCCCATTTAGGATTAGTCATATATCTAGGCACTTTAGAAAATTCTCTAGATGTAGGTAAGATTACACTTCTTGCAAATCTACCACCTGCTTTAGACATCTCTTGTGTCCAAAAATTATTATTTCTTTTTGCACCAGACTCTAACCAATCCAATCCTTCTTTGACACTTATACCCATGTCTTGTATTTGTTCTTTTAAATAATTTGTTCTTTTATAAAGATTACCTTTACCAGCCCAAACTCCATCCATACTATCTAGTTGTTTAAGTATGTCTTTATCTTTACCTGTTGTTGAGTTTACAAAAGTATCAACATCATCAAAGATTTTTACTCCAGCTTTTTGTAGTTTACTTAACTGAATTAATGATTCTTCAACTATATCTCTACCTGTATTAAAAGCTGCAAGCTCAATAGTCTTTGTCCAAGGTAATAGTAAGTTGGCTTTGTAAAATACTCTAGCTCCTTTTTGTAGACTTGCGTTTTGTAATCCATCACCAGCTAATCTATTTGTTAAATCTGCTTGCACGTCATCTACAGCTAAGTAAACTCTATTAGCTTCTCTGTTAGCTACAACTTCTGATAGGCCTCTCCTTTCTTTTAACAAACTTTTTAAATCCGATGTTAAAAATTGCATACCATTTTCTAGTTGGTACTGAAAGTTTTTTACAGATTGCTTTCCTGATATTCTAGAAGCTGCTATCAAACCTTCTGAGAAAGAAGAGACAGTAGCTAAAGGTAGGTAAGCCATAGCATTAGCAAGCTTGAGGCCATCATATACTCCTTGTTTTATTTGCCCTTCAAAAAAGTTTACCGCACCTGTAACAGACTTGAAAGATTCTATCATGTCTTTTCTTTCTGTAGCTGTTAAACGTCTACCTAAAGTTTTGAACACGTCTTCATCTAAAGGGTCTACGTGAGTTCTTATAAAATCATCTATATTATTTTGTCTTAAGCTTTGAAATGTTAATACTTCATTACCTTCTATGTCTTTGCTTTTTACAACCTTTACATTAGATTTAGCACCGCCTAAAAAGCTTAGTTTAGTTTGTATTGTATTAGCAGCGTTTAAACCATAACTAGCACTAACAGGTATTAATTCATTAGTTAGATATTTTTCATAAGCATTGTCATCTAATTTTAATTTTCTACCGTGAGTAAGTAAGTTGCTATGGCTAGCATATAATTCATTATTAATATTTAACATACCCTCTGCAATATCATCTGCTTCTTTTTTGGATATTTTTAAATCCTTAGATAACTGTGCAACAAACTCTGGTTTATTATCTTTTATAGCTTGTCTATTCCATTCTCTTGGAAAGTAATCTTCTATTCTTATATCACCAAAACCTGCTTCTTGAGCATCTCTAGCTATACCATCAAACCATTTTCTTAAATCATTAGCTACTTGTTTTGTTTCTTTGCTTCTTCCTTGTAATGCTTTTTTATTTCCTCTTAAGAATCTAATAATAGCAAGCTCATCGGCTTGCATCATAACTCCATCAGGAGCTATAGGCTCTATAGTCTTAAAAAATCCTACTCGCTGTCCTTCTTCCATGAACATATAATTGCCTCGTCTTGCATTTAATTGTTCAGGAAAACTCCACTCTACTTTTTTATTACTTCTCTTACCTATACCTAACTGAGAATCATGGTCTAATAAACCTCTGAAGTAAGATGCATACTTTACTCCTTGTTTTTCTAAGGTTCTTAGTTGAGCAGCATTACCTAATATAACTCTACCTACAGTATTGTCCCAGGCTTGATTAAACTTTAATCGGACATTATCTATAATACTATCGTCTCTATAGACTTTAGGTTTATTGTTTATTTGTAAAACTGGATTTGAATAATTAGACCACTTTTGTCCACCATAGCCAGCAACACCACCTAGTAAAACACCAGCAACAGTTGAGCCTACTAACTCTTTTGATGAGTAAGCTCTTCTTAAGCCTGTATTTATTTCTATATTTTGATTAGCATGGTTGTGTAAACCCATCCAGCCACCAGCTTCTACTGCACCCATACCGCCTGCTACTTTTGTTGCAGCTTTTGCAGCTTCTTCTAGCGACCCATCAGCAATAGCTTTTTTAAGCTGTGTTTTATTTAAAGCTCCTTTATTAGCTTGACCTAACATCTTCAAAGCTTGAGCAGTTCCTTTACCTACTGTAGCTCTAGTAGCTAATGTTCCGCCTCCTGTAAAAGGAGTAAACAAAGCAGCTAGTATTAGAGTAGGGTCAGTAACCATATCTATTGCTCCGTCTTTAACTAATTCAAGGAACTGTCCTGTACTACCTATATCTGCACCATCAAACATAGTTCTTAAGTATTGATAGTCTTTCTTTTGTTGTTCAGTAAACTTATTAGAGTCAGCATATCTTTTCATAGCTGACGTAAGGTTAAAATCAGAGTCTCTTAAATACTCAAAGATATCATTTTGTTCACCAATAGAACCTAAGAATCTTTCAGAGACTGCCTGGAACTCTTTATCTCCTTCTAAATCATTTAAGTCATATTGTTGAATAGGTGTGCTTTGTTGATTTCTTTTAGAAAAACTGGGAGAATAATTAAAGTTTGACATTTAGTCTGTTCCACCGACACTCAAAGCTGCATCTTGAAGTCTTTGTATTTCTTGTTTCTGCTCCTCTGTTAGCTCTTTTTTAGGAGCTTTATAATTATCAGGGTCGTCTAATAAACTTTGAAGATATTCTTTCATTAAAGATAATTCTTGCTCATCAGATATTTTATTTTTACCATATAATTTACCACCGTCTGTTTTATCTTCTACAAATTTTCTAAAGTTTGCACTATTATAAACAGTTGTTTGACCTGCCTCCATACGCTCAATAGCTTTTTGTAATTTACTTATTGGTTGCTTAGCAAAGAATTTAAGCTCTCTGTTTTGCTCCGTACTTACTGGAGGAGGATTTGTGTCTGTTGCATCAGAAGTATTACCCTCTTCTATTTCCATAGGTTCTGTTATTACTTCTGGTAATGTTCCTGTGTTACCAAACTTTTGTATAACCCCATCATACCTAGAGTCTACGTATCTAAGTTCTTCAGGGAATAAACTATTTATTTGATTAATTTTTTCTAGTTCATACTGTAAAACTTTTTCTTCATTAGTACCTTCATACTTAGCTATATACTCTGGTAAATTTACTTCAGCAGTTCCTGTAAAGTTTCTACCTTCTTTTACAATCGTTCCTTGTAAGTCAATTACAATTTCTTTGAACCTATTGTTTTGCTCCGATTCAGTTTTACCACTACCTCTAATATCTCTAATTATATTAGGTATTTGAATTAGTAAACTTAATTCTCCATTATTACCTACAGTATTTATTTTAGCTACGTTCATTAAGTCATATAAGTCAGGAGTAGTATTAGGATTATTCATTAATAACTGTTGATATGAACTATCATGTGTTGGGTTTTTAGATATAGAATCTTTATACCCATCATTTACTTGAGTTAATACATACATAGCTGCAAGGTAATCAATATCTCCCTCTGCTATATTTAAATTATAATCTTTTACTTGTCCTCTAATATGATTAGCTGCATAAGCAACTTTAACACCATAATTTTTTACAGTATTTTGAGGGTCAGTTGCAGTTCGTCCTTTACCTTTAATTACCTGATTATAAAGAGGATTCATGTCAGGATTAGAACCATCAGTTAAAACTAACATCATAGCTGACTCAGCAGCTTTTACTTGTAAGTCACTAGGAGGTTTAATCTCTGCTACTTTAGTTCTTGTAGGTTCATTTACACCAGCATTAGATAATACAGGAATACCGTTTTGGTCGTAAGATAAATACTGTCCTTCTTGATATGTAAACTCATCACCACCACTTATATAAGTTCTATCTTTTATCTGGAACGTACTTTCTATAGGCTTTCCTTGAATACCTCCCTCTGAAGGTGGTTTACCTATTTTAGCTCTTATTCCTTCTATTAGACCATCAATATTAAATCTACTGCCTTGGTCTGTAGCTGCTGTGTCGTATGCACTTACAGCATTTTTTAAATCTATTAATTCTTTTGATGTCCCTTCGCCTAATGTTAAACGTAAGTTTTCATGGGCTTCAAGATTTTTAAAGTCTATAGTTTCTTCTGTTTCTGAACCTAGTAATTTTTGTATACCCTTACCAATCCTACCAAATACATTTTTAGGGTTTTCTCTACTATTCCATTTATCAAACTGACTTAATATTGTTTCCATATCAGGAACATCCATACTTTCATTATATAAAGTTTGATAATAACCTTTTAATTTCTCTGCTTGTATTTTTGACTCAGAAGTTACATAAGAAGCTAATTGCACAGGATTTAAATTAGTAAACTCACCGCCAAAACTTTCATCTTGTAATCTAGTTCTTAAGTCTGCTGCAATATAATTCTGTAGTCTTTGTATATCTACAGTACCATTTACAACAAATCCAGTTTTATTAGTTTCATCATTGTATTCTAAACTTTGTCTTTGACCTTCTTGATTAGATAAATAACTTTGAAGATAGGTTCGCATAGGTATATTTTTATCTTGCAAAGCCTGTCCTTTTGAATCAAAAGCATTTCTAACTTCTCCAAAGATACCTCCAATAGCAGGCTCTATAAGTAATCCTCTAACTAAACTTTTTTTGTAGCCTTCTTTATCAGCTTCTTTAGCTTGCTTTATACCCCTTTCATTTGCATCATTGAATGCTTGTTTAGCAAATTCAACACCACCGTCATCATATAATCCCATTATTCGTCCTCTCCTCTAGCTAACAGACTATCATTAGTAGGTTCAACTATCTCTTCTGGTTGTCTATCTAATAATCCTATTTCAGGTAAAGCCTCTATTTTTTCTACTACTGCTTGAGGCAATACCCCTTCAGGTATTCCTCCTTCTCTTGCTCGCTTTCTCTTAGCAACCTCAGCCACGTTCTTTGCCTTAGCCACTAACATCTCTTCCTCTTCGTCAGTCTCTCCATCTTCCATATCTAATAAAGCTGAAGAATCGTCTGAGTCTATTCTATATTTTACTCCAGATTTTTCAGCAAGAGACATAAGTAAAAATGCAAATGGTTCTAGTAACATAAGCATTAAATCAGGATTCCATTTACCTTCTCTAAAACCTACATAACCCATTTGTAAGGCTAAATCCATGACTGGAACTCCATCACCCATTGCAAGAACAATAGGAGTATAATTTTCTTCATCAAGTAATTCTAAAGCTGTATACTCTAAAGCTTCTCTCATATCTGTAAAATCAGGTTTCCCTTCAAAAGGCCTTCTTTGTTCTACAGGTTGTGTCCAGGATTGACCTGGTATTGGATATCCTCTACTCGCAAAAGCTTCAACAGCTTCTGGATTCATTTCTTCGCCTATATTTTTTTCTATCATCTATATACTCCTGCTCCACCTGGGGTTGTCGGATTCGTAGTATTCTGTAAAGCAAAACTATTCATCCAGTTTCTCCAGTCCTGTCCAGCATCTCTATTTAAAATATCATTTAAAATACCACTTGAATACATACTTGTAGCTTGCCAAGAATTACCTCTTGGAGCTGAGAACTGGTCTATAGCTCCTAAGCTAATTGTAGGTGTACTGCCAATACCCATAATGTTAGGTATATTAATTTTGTTATAAGTGTATTGAGGTGTCATATCTACACCCACAGCCTCGTATGCTCGGCTTTCAAGGCCACTTAATAACCCATCTGTTATCTTTTGTTTACCAGCATCATATAAATCAAAGTTTGCTATATCTTTTCTAATACCAGAGTCTTTATCAAATACATTAATATTTTCTAAGAAACTTGGCTTATCTGTTTTTGGAGATAACAATGAAGCTGCTTGTTCACTTAAGGCATCTGAGCTAGCAGCTATATCTCCTATAGCATCTACTCCTACTTTAGTATTTTTAAATAACTCATTATTATTTAATTCAAAGTTCATGCCTCTAGTAAGCTCTCCTGTTTTACCAAACTCAGGTATTCTTACCTCGCCTGGTGCAGGTAGCTCATAACTTAAGGTGTCTTTATTGAAGTCTAATGGTTTATCCAAAGCTCTTGGAATAGTCTCAGATAGTTGAGCTTGAATTTGGTCAGACTTAATTCCTGTTTGAGTTGGTAAAGTATCTAAAGAAGATGAAAAGTCTTTAGAAAAAACAGATGTTTTGCCTTCACTTAAAGTCATTCCTTTACCTTTGAAAAAGTTTCCTACTCTGTCAATACCATTACTTATAGCTGTACTTACACTTGTATATGCATTCTTAATCCAAGTACCGCCAACATTAACAGCTTCTATAGTTTTACCTAAAACCTTTGAAAAAAAGTTTGCATTAGGCCCAAGTAGTTTTGTAGACCAGCTAGCTAATTTGCCTGCTGTTCCAAACAGGCTTCCTACAGCTCCCATAGCATAAGGCATTAAAAATGCCATACCTATTTGACCTACTATTCCTAGTTTACCAATACCTTTCATAACACTTTTAAAAGTTTTTTTAATTCGTTTACCTATCTTCTTGACAGTCTTCTTAATACCTTTCCATATTTTACTTAAAAATCCCATTTACTTTCTCCTTAACTTCCAAATAAGCTGTTGATTGTTGAAGATGCACTTCTAAAATTAGAACCCCAATTCTTTGCAGCATCTCCTTCAGCAGTTGCAGCAGACATCATAGCTTGTACTTTTCTATTAGCTGTATCAGTAGCCCATCTGAAATCATAATCAGCTTGGTCTCTTAATTCTTGCCATAAAAAAGACTGTGCAGCTTGAGTCAACCCAAAAGCATTCTGAGCATTTTGTTGATTAACTGCATTTTGTGCAGCAGTATCAGCAGTATTTGCTCTTCTTCTCCAGTCTATATTAGAATTAATAACTGCTTGTTCATTAGCAGCATTCCATTGTTGTCTATTGTAATTTAATTGCTCGTTAAACTGTTCTACTTGATTCATAATTGCAGCATTAGCTTTATTAACATCTGATACTCTATTAGCATCTCTAGCTTCAGCAGCATTTTGAGCTTGTACATTAAATTGATTTGTAGCGTTTATATAGCCTGCATTGTATTGTCTTATTTGTGTTTCAATTTGTGCCATAAACTGTTGAGCCTGTCTATCATTAGTAGCGTTAAACTGACCCATAGCATTTTCTGCTGCTTGATTACTTAATAATCTTTGCTGTTCGTACTGAGCTTTAATAACATTTGATTGTTGTCTATTATTTAAATTAGCTATATCAGTAGCTAAGAAATTCTTTGCATTATCTATCTGTGCTTTCTGATAAAAGTCAGCTTCAGCTAAATCAGCTCTTGCAATATTAGTTGCATTTAAAACTGCTGCTTGCTGTTCTTGATTAGCTTCTGTTAAATTAACTGTTTGTAAAAACTTACTGTTAGCTAATTCAGTTTGTTGTTCAGCAGCCATGTTAGCCATATCTAATTTAAATACATTCTCTGCATTCTTTAATACAGTTTGTTGCTCTCTTTGAGCATTAGCCTCAGATACAGCAGCCTCTATGTTTCTTTGTTGAGATACACTAGCTTGAATAGCTTGAGCATTTGCTTGAGCTAAAGGTAAAGATGCTTGGATAATAGTATTAGCTAATGAATCTCTAGCTATTGAAGATGCTTCTAATCCTCTTTTAGCTAACATAGCTTCAACAGATGCAACAGCAGGTCTAGCCCATGTTGGAATCTCTCCTTCTTCTATACCAGTTAATAAACTTTCAAGTTGATTAGATACTAAAGCTTCTTCAGGTAATCCTTCTATAATACCTCTTTCTTCTTCTGTAAAATCTGTAAGTCTAGCTTCAAGAGTTTCAGGGTCTTTACCTAACTCTTGTATAGCTCCTTCTTCTAAGCCAGCATTAGCTAATTGCTTTTTAGCTCTTGTAACTCTAGCTAAATTTGTACCTGTATTTTCTACAATTCTTGCTTTCGCTCCAGGACTTAATGTTCCTGTAACAACTTTAGCTACAGCTCCTGGTGTAACAACAACATCGACATCTTCAACTGGAGTAACATCAGCTACTTCAGCAGCTTCTGCTAGTCTAAGTTCTTCTTTATCTTGTTGAGCAGCCCTGGCTTCAGCAGCTTTATCTACACTTGCTGTAGGTGTTGCTGTAGTTGTAACTTCTCTGGCTGGGTCTATTTGTGAGACCTCTTCTACCTGACTAATTGTTTCTTCTGGTGTTGGGTCTATATCAAATGTACTTGCTTGTCCTGCATCTGGAGATTGAACAATAGGTGCTTCTGTACCTTCTCTACCTATTCCCATAACTGTAGGAACTGGTACAGTACCTTCTGGTATATTACCTGAAGCTATATCTTGAGATGTTCTTCCTTCTTCAATATTTCTTATTCTTCTTTCTTGTTCAAATGCTGCTTGTCTTTGAGCATCAGTCATAGTCTCTAAGGGGTCTGGGTCTGGTTCATTACCACCACCTTCATCACCGCCACCGTTATCATTACCACCACCGTTGTCATCTCCGCCACCGTCATCCTGACCACCAGCTCTCTGACCTGTATTTACATACGTATAACCGTTCCATCTGTAAATGAAACCATTAACAATTATTGTTGCATTACCGCCTGGTGGGTCTCTAGGTTCATCTCTCTCATCTCTCTCATCTCTGTCATCTCTGTCATCTATTGGAGTTCTTCGTCTACCCAGGTTTCTGTCTATATAGTCTTCTCTATTAGAAGCATCTGTTCCAGTTGTAAATCCTGGGCCACTAGATATAGCTACAGAAGGTTTAGGCTGAGGTTTCTGTTGTACTGGAGGAGGTGTTGTAACCTTATCAATCGGCTTAGGTTGAAATGGCTTAGGCTTTAATACTGCCTCTGATGGCCTCTGAATAAACATTTGTTCTTCAGGCTTCCCTACTGATTGTTTAACAGGCATAGAGCTATCTACCCTGTTTGGATTAAATACGTTTCCACCAACTCTATAGTCTTGTCTTTTTTGTTTGGCTCTTTTTCTGTTTGACTTTTTTCTCGCCATTATTTCACCTCAAATAATTTATCTACTTTCTCATGTAGCTTCTCTAATCTTTCCATTAGCATTCCCATATCTTCTTTTACTTCTTGTTTAGTAACGTACTCTTTTGCTAGTTCTTCTCTAGTTTTATTTACCAATATATCTATCCTTTTAGCTTCTGTTTCATTTTTACGTATTGAAAAAATTATAGGAGCTACAACTAAAGTTAATATTACGTTCCAAAAAAAATGCATATCTTCCATTTTACATACCGTCCCCAGGATATCTGTTTGACCATATAGTAAAACTATATTTAACTCCTTTGGTTAAGGTTTGACATGCATGTCCGTGTGTCACCATTCCAGGAAATAATATACATTTTCCTACAGGTATATTTTTATTACTAAAATTCTGTCTTGGATAAACTAAATCAGCACCTTCATAATCATCGTTTAATTTTACACTTCCTGTAACTAAACTAGCATCAGTATGTAAAGGTAAATCTTTTTGTGTATCGACTGAGTATCTCATTACAAACGCATCTCTAAGTCCGTACATTTCCATTGGCTTCCAATAATTTTCTATAATTGGAACTATATTTTTTTGCCAATGACTTTCTAGTTCTTCCCAAAGTCCTAACTCTTTTAATCTTATCTCTTGTGCTGGGAACTTATCATAATCTAAAGAACCCCAGTCTCCATGATTGTCAGCTATTTCAATCATTCTTTCACATTGTTCTTGTGTCATAAAATCTACAAGCAATATGTCATCATCTAATATTTCAAAACCTTCGTGTGTTGTAAATAATTCTTTAGGAGTTGGAAAAAATCTGTCATACATCTGGTCAAATTTCTTCTTTGTTAAGTCCCCTCCATTACCGTGGTAAATACAACTACAACATCCTGTTACTGGATTATGAAGTTGTCCTTCAAGCATTGTGGCACTTGCTTCATGTGTTTGGAATATATAACCTTCATAGTCTAGTTGTATATCAAACTTATCACTTAAAAATATCTTTTGATAATATAACTGGTCATCTCCATCATCGTTTACAGAATCAGTTTCTAGTATCTTTTTAAGCTCACCTACTTCACCTATAAATGTTCCACTATTTAAAAATCTATATTTAGTAGGAGCATCTGGAAACACATGTTCTAAATCTGCATCAGGCCAGCAGTATTGTTCTGCTGAAAATAAAACCTTACAATTAAATCCTAAGTATCTTTCTGTAATAGTTTCTAAATTATCTGCATAAAAAACATCATACGCATCTGTAAATAAAACTACATCATTGTCTGGTAACTTATTAATATATTTTCTTAACAAGTTTACTTTCATGCCTCCACCTGGGCCAGACATATCAGTACCTTTCCACTCTACATTGTTTCCTAGATTTACTACATCTACTCCACAACTTCTAGCACTTGTAAATAATCTAGAACATTTCTTTCTATCTGTTCCAATAGTAAGCGGATGTACTTTAAAGTTTCTAGCTATACCTGAAGAGACTTCAATATCACTTGGGCTTACATCCCTAGATATCTGATTACAAGAATCTTGTTTTAGCGAAACTACATTATTCAAAATTTTCTCCTTTATTAATTTAGGTACATACTCATCAGCAGGAATAATTTTATCTATATTATCTAATAAAATTTTTGCCGTTGAAGGTTTTATTATGTAGCCTGTTAAATTATAAGGATAAGAAGGTATTTCTAATCTATTATCTATACTTATAACTTTGTCAGGTTCGTTCTCATTCTTTTGTAAGTATATAAAATCGTATTTATTTATTAAGTCTTTGTAGTATTCTTCATCCCATCTTTCATTTATTACTGCATCATCTTCTAAGATAATTACAGGCTCATTTAATTCTAAACATTTTTCCCATGTTTTTTTATGAGATAAGAAACATGCTACTTCACTTTCTAAAACTGGTCTATTTTTAAATGGGTCTTTAAACCCTTCATCAACTATAAAGTCATCTAATCTTTTATAGTCTATTGCTTTTATAAATTCATAATTTATTAAATTATTTTTATAAAATTCTTTTTTTCTATCTGTTCTTCTTTGTAAGCTTATAACTAATTTTTTCATTATAAGATTGTATCATATTAATCAAACTTAACCCAGGTTGTAGATGTACTACTAAAACTAACTAGACTAGGTAAAGACCATGTATGTACATAATAACTACCATAAAGAATATTTGAATAAGTTGTTACTGATGCAGATAGGCTAGTTCTAGATAGTTCTACACCTCTCTGAACATTAGAAGCTTCATCACCAGCAAAGTAAGTATCATCTACTTGTCTTAGATACATATTACTCCAGTCAGTATCAGTTGCACTAGCTCCTGAGCCTCTAAAAACTAATTTTACTTTTCTGTTCTGACCCAGAAATCCTCCAGTATAAAGTCCAATGGCAGCAATATCTTTATTAGAATTAAAATTACTATTAAAGTTAGTAAAAGGTATAAAGTTTTGATTACTAACTCCTGAAGGGTTTCCAGTTCCTACATAGCTATTAGTTCCATCATATGCTGTACCAATACCGCTATTATTGTTTGTTATATATTCTTCACTAGCAGCATACATACCGTGAAGTGTTCCCCACCCTTGAATGAAATGGTTCGTTTGATTTTTATTAGTACCTGTAGTTGCTGATGCACTCCCACTATCAATTTTCATAATACTTTTAAAATCGGATGCTAACATCGTAGTTGTTGAAGTAGCTTCATTATCATTGAACAGTTGCGGAACTTTTCCATCACCTTGACCACCATTAATAAAAGGTGAGCGGTCAATATGTTTTTGATTGTTTAATGACCAAGCAGAGGTGCTTCCATTACTATTCATAGTATCAAAAACATCTCTCATGCCATCAAAGCTTACGTTTGTATCTTTTAATGTACTCATGTTAAATCTATTGTTATATGTTTATGTGTTACGTCAGCCCAAGAGTAGCTACTTACTTTGTCTTCAATTACTAATGTTGAAATATCTAAATGTGAATTATGACTATATGTATCTGGATTAGCTAATAAAGTAGCAAGCTTTGAATCTGTCTCTACAATTCTTGTCATTTTAGTTATGCCTAAACTTTTTAAATAAGTATACTTAGAAGTCCAAAAATCATTTGTATATGTATAAGCTCTTGAGCCATTAGCATCAGGTCTTATTAAACCTCTTTCCTCTACCCAAATATTATTATCTATATATCCATTATAAAGATGTAATATATATCCATCTGGAGCTTGTAAAGCTAAAGTTTTATATACAATATGTGATGGTTCTTCAAACGGTACTGGTTCAAAAATCCTACCTATTGCTTTTGGAAACAACCTCCAAAAAGATTTTTTTTGGTCTTGTGTTAGATTATTAAACTGCTCTGTAGTTATCTCACAGTTAGCATAATTAAAGTTCTTATCTTCGTCTAAGTATTTTTCACTTGCGAGATAAAACTCATCTATCACTCCACTTTCTTCTAAATGTGTAGCCTCTTCAATAGTTAAATCTCTACAAGTATACGCCATTATTTATTCTCTAAGTCTTCTAACCTTCTTTGTATATCTTCAAAACCTTCCATGTCTTGTAAACATTTTGCAGGATGTGAGTCTTCAGCTAGTTCTTTAATAGCTTCGATTAATAAAGGAACTAACTTGTCGTACCATACTGTTAAGTATTTATCATCAATAGGAGCTTCTGTTACTACCTCTGGTAATACATCTTGTACCTCTTGAGCTGATACACCAACTTGTCTTTTATCATTTTCGTAACCTAGTTCTTTAGCTACTTCATTTTCTCTAAAGTAATAACCACTTAGAGCTAATACTTTTTCTAAAGCATTTGGTATAGTACCTTCAAAGTCTTTTAGTCTTGCATCAGAATAGAAAGCCGTAATGTTATTAGTTGCCCTAATCTCACCTGCTGTACCTGAGCCTGCTGTGTTAACACCTAAACTATTAACTTGAGCATTTGAACTTGTGGTAAATGCTCCTGCTTCACCTTTCTGTCCTTTAGAGCCAGTACCTGTAGTACCTTTTTGACCTTTAGAACCTGCTACTGTTGAATCAGCACCTGTCTGACCTTTTTGTCCTTTAGAACCTACTTCACCTTTCTGGCCTTTCTGACCTACACCTGTAGCTCCTATTTCACCTTTCTGTCCTTTCTGACCTACTTCACCTTTCTGTCCTTTAGCACCTGCTACTGTTGAATCAGCACCTGTCTGACCTTTCTGTCCTTTTGAGCCTGCTACTGTTGAAGCAGCACCTGTTTGACCTTTTTGTCCTTTAGAACCTACTTCACCTTTCTGTCCTTTAGTACCTGTACCTGTAGCACCTACTTCACCTTTCTGGCCTTTAGCACCAGTAACTGAAGCACCTTGCTCACCTTTCTGACCTTTAGCACCTGCTACTGTTGAAGCAGCACCTGTTTGACCTTTCTGACCTTTAGCACCTGCTACTGTCGAATCAGCCCCTGTTTGACCTTTCTGTCCTTTAGAACCGTTTGTACCATTAGTACCAGCTTCACCTTTCTGTCCTTTAGAACCGTTTGTACCATTAGAACCAGCTTGGCCTTTTTGTCCTTTAGAACCGTTTGTACCATTAGAACCAGCTTCACCTTTCTGTCCTTTAGAACCTGTTCCACCTGTACCACCTACTTCACCTTTCTGTCCTTTAGAACCTGTTCCACCTGTACCACCTACTTCACCTTTCTGTCCTTTTTGTCCTTTAGAACCGTTTGTACCATTAGAACCAGCTTCACCTTTCTGGCCTTTAGAACCATTAGAACCGTTAGAACCAGCCTGACCTTTTTGGCCTTTAGCTCCTGTTCCACCTGTATCACCTGTAGTACCTACTTCACCTTTTTGTCCTTTAGAACCATTTGAACCATTAGAACCATTAGAACCAGCTTGGCCTTTCTGACCTTTAGAGCCATTGCTTCCATTACTTCCATTAGCACCTACTTCACCTTTCTGTCCTTTAGAACCATTACTACCATCGTTACCAGCACCACCTGTTGCACCTGTCTGGCCTTTCTGTCCTTTAGAACCTGTAGCTCCTACTTCACCTTTCTGTCCTTTCTGACCTACTTCACCTTTTTGTCCTTTCTGACCTACTTCACCTTTCTGTCCTTTAGAACCTGTAGCTCCTACTTCACCCTTCTGACCTTTATCACCTTGGTCTCCAGTTCTTGCAAAGGTTACAATTAAGTCTTCACCACTTGAGAATGAAGATGCTGAACCACTTACATAACCTACAGGAACTTTGAAATATCCTGAAGCTTCTGTTATTGAACCACTAATTGTAAATAGAGCAAAGTCTGTTGCATCTAATTTGTTTGATATTCTTACGTGACCTTTAATAGTAGAGTCACTATCATCAATAGTTCTTAAATAACTTTGTATATCAGTACCACCTGAATCTTGGTCATCAATATATAGTATACTTGCACTAGATACAGTACCGTTATTTAATCTTAACTCACCGTTACCTGGGTCTGCATCTGATGTACTTGTATCAAAGTCATAAGCAAATGTTTGACCACCGAAGTTTCCTTCTTGTCCTTTTACACCTTTCTGTCCTTTAGAACCTGTAGCTCCTACTTCACCTTTTTGTCCTTTCTGACCTACTTCACCTTTCTGTCCTTTAGAACCTGTAACACCTACTTCACCCTTCTGACCTTTAGAGCCATCATTACCGTCATCACCACCAGCACCTGTAGCACCTGTTTGACCTTTCTGACCTTTTGAACCATTAGAACCATTAGAACCAGCTTGGCCTTTTTGTCCTTTAGAACCATTACTTCCGTTACTTCCGTTAGCTCCTACTTCACCTTTCTGACCTTTAGAACCTGTACTTCCACCAGCACCTGTAGCACCGCCTTCACCTTTTTGTCCTTTAGAACCATTGCTACCGTTTGAACCAGCACTACCTGTAGCTCCTACTTCACCTTTCTGTCCTTTAGCACCTGTAACACCTACTTCACCTTTTTGTCCTTTCTGTCCTTTAGTACCGTCTGAAGCAGCTCCGTCAATACCAGCTTCACCTTTTTGTCCTTTGTCTCCAGTAGCTCCTACTTCACCTTTTTGTCCTTTAGCTCCAGTAACACCTACTTCACCTTTCTGTCCTTTAGCTCCATCATTACCTGAAGTACCGTTACTTCCATCAGCACCTACTTCACCTTTCTGTCCTTTCTGACCTACTTCACCTTTCTGTCCTTTCTGACCTACTTCACCTTTTTGTCCTTTAGAGCCAAGAACTCCACCTGCACCTTTTTGACCTTTCGTGCCTTGTAAAGCTATATCTTCTATAGTTCCTTTTTCCCAAGCACTTGCTGAGACATCATAGAAAGCAACTAAGTCTGTTGAGGTTGCATCAGTTGTTGTACTAAATCCTGTTAATGCATCTCCTACATTTGCTGAGTCTGTAACATCAGCACTAGCCTCTATAGCATTTAATTTACTATGGTCATTATCTGTAAATACATTTGAGTCTGTAGCAGATTCAACCAAAGTTCTTATTTCAGAAGCGGTCTGGTCTGAGGTAGCATTAGCCTCTATAGCATTTAATTTAGTATGGTCATTATCTGTAAATACATTTGAGTCTGTTGCTGACTCTACTAATGTTCTAATCTCTGCTGCTGTCTGGTCGGCTGTAGCACTTGCTTCAATACCATTGAGCTTAGTGTGGTCAGCATCAGTAAACACGTTAGAATCACTAGCAGATTCTACTAATGTTCTAATCTCTGCTGCTGTTTGGTCGCCAGTAGCTCCAGCTTCTATACCATCTAATTTAGAATGGTCAGCAGTTGTAAAGTTTTCATCTGTTTGTGATGCTACAACAAAGTCTATTGTTCCGTCACTATCTTGATATGTAACTGTAATACCTGTCTCAGTATTACTATCAAGCATTCCACCTACTATATCTTGTATTTCTTCATCTGTTTGGTCGGCTGTAGCATTTGCTTCAATAGCATTAAGTTTAGTATGGTCTGCATCAGTAAATACATTTGAATCTGTAGCTGACTCTATTGCAGTTCTTATTTCTGCATCTGTTTGGTCTGCTGTCGCACCAGTCTCTATGTTACTAAGTTTAGTTACTGAAGCATCTGTAAATGCATTTGTATTTGAATTAGCTTCGTATGCAGTTTTAATCTCAGCATTTGTTTGGTCTGCTGTAGCATTATCTTCTATTCCATTTAGTTTAGTATGGTCAGCATCTGTGAAGACATTAGAGTCTGTTGCTGCTTCAACTAATGTTCTAATCTCAGAAGCAGTTTGGTCTGCTGTTGCATTAGCCTCTATGCCATCTAATTTACTGTGGTCAGCAGATTCAAAAGGAACTGAAGCTGTACCGTTAATAGTTAAGGCATCTGTTTCTAGTGTTCCGTCAATATCTACATTACCTGATATATCTAAACTTGGAGCAACAACTTCATGTGAAAACACAAAGTTATCATTAGTTGCATTCCAGGCTATAGTTGCATCTGTAGAAGAATTTACAGCATCTTGAATTGTAAGACCTGCACCGTCTGCTGAACCTGATGTGTCTCCTGAACCTTTGTTAAGTGTTATGTTATTATCTTCAACATCTAATGTAGCAGTATTAAGAGTAGTTGTAGTTCCGTTTACAACTAAATTTCCTCCTACGGTAGCATTACCTGTAGTTGTAACCGAACCAAAGTTTACATTTGAATTTGTTGCTACTGCTTGTCCAATAGCTACTGTAGGTGTAGCACCTTCGCCTGAATTATTACTTAGAGTAACACCAGTCCCTGCAACTAAACTATCAACATAATTTCCTGTTGTATCTGTTCCAAGAGCAACTGAATTAGCTACTATAGTTGCATCTAATGTTCCATTTGCTAAATCTGTAATAGTTACATTACCAGATAAATCTCCACCTAATGTAATTGTAAAATCATCTGCATTGAAATCTAGAGTACCATCACTATCATCATAAGTTACACTCATACCACTTTCAGTATTAGAAGCAACCATAGCACCTACTATGTCTTGTACTCTTTCTGTTGTATGGTATAAATTACTTGAACCTTCTGAAAGGTCATCTGTTGTAGCTGCTGCTATCCTTGCATCTGCTCTTGCATTTGTATAATATAAATTACTACCTTCTGATAAATCGCCAGTATCAGAAGATGTTTCATCTAATAATTTATGCCATGCACCTCCATGTGCAAAGTAACCTTTACCTGTTGCATGGACATGTGCAAACATACCGTGATATGTTGATGCACTTGGTAAATCAGCTTCATTAGAATAAACATTAGCAAATAATACTTTATTACCGCCCATATCTAATTCCGAACCTGTGATATGACTTCTTACTCTAGCATCTGTATAATATAAATTACTTGAGCCTTCTGATAAATTGTCTGTATCAAAAGGAGATAAAGTAACTACTGCATCTATTGTTCCATCACTATCATCATAAGTAATTCCAATACCTGTCTCAGTATTTCCTGAGAACATTGCACCAGTAATATCTTGTATTCTTTCTGCATTTAAAGTTACATCTCCTGAAGATACTGTAAAGTCAGTACCATCAAAAGTAGCAACACCAGCATTTGTTTCTGTAGCTAGTTCACCTGTGATTGTAATTGTATTGCCAGAACCTGAAGTATCTATACCTTCTCCACCTGCAATAGTTAATGTTTCACTATCCAGGTCTATTGCAACTGTACCACTATCAGTAGTAGCATCTAAGTCTTGAGCTGTTACTTGAGCATCAACATAAGTCTTAATAGCTTTAGCTGAAGCAAGTGTTGTATCTGTTCCTGCTACTGAAGATATGTCTGTATCTAAAACTCCAGACTTAAGATTATCTACTTCTATATTAGATAACGTATTGTTATCTACATCTATTGTTTTGTTTGTTAAAGTTTGTGAGCCTGTTAAAGTGGCTACAGTAGAATCAATAGCAACTGTTAGTGTATTACCAGAGCCTGTTGTGTCAATACCTGTACCACCAGCTATGTCAAGAGTTTCACTATCTAAATCAATAGATAATGCTCCACCTGAGTCACCTTGAAAGTCTAAGTCTTGAGCTGTTACTTGAGCATCAACATAAGCTTTGATAGATTGTTGAGTCGCTAAAGCACTAGCACTATTAGAAGTTAATCCGTCTTCATCAAGAATACTTGTGACAGTTTCACCGCTACCTAATACTAAACTATCAATATTAGCAGTACCGTCAATAAATAAATTTCTCCACTCCTGGGTGGCTGAACCTAAATCATATGTATCATCATCATCTGGAATAATACTAGAGTCTACATCTGCACCAAAAACAACATTGTCTGATGATGCATCTCCTAATGTTAATGTTCCTCCATTAAATGTAGTAGTACCTGTAACAGTTAGGTTTCCACCTACAGAAACATTACTTGTTGTAGTTATTGTATCTATGTAAGCATCTTTAAAACGTAAAGCATTAGTACCTAAGTCAATGTCGCTATCTGTGACAGGTGCGATAACTCCATTACCTATATAAGCTTGCTGTACTGAACTACTTGAATCATCTATGTAAAACTCAATGTGGTCATTTGTAGTATCTATTAATACTTTATTAAGAGGAGCAACTACTCCTGCATCTCCAATAACGCCTATAACTGGGCCTTCGGCTGCTGAGCCGTCATGCTTATGTCCTGTTTGATTGCTAAAAGCATTTGCTAAGCCATTATATTCATTATTAAATATTGCTGCTGTGATGGTATCGCCATCTGAAAACGTGCTTTGTCGTATATATCCTGCCATTTTTTATCTCCTGCCTGAAGGTACGTAATCTACAAAGAAACCATTTACTGTATATGGAGACTTTGTATCGTCACTTCTGATTCTGAACATGTTACTATGTCCACTCCCTTGTAGTTGTTGTCTTACTAACGGTTTTTCTGAAGCACCAAAAACTGCTCCAATGCCAAACTTAGCATCCCCAAATAGTGATGGGGGAGGTATTCTATCTAATATAAAATCTGCTGGTTGAGGATGATTAGGGTCATCATAATTATATCTAACTCTCAATACTGGAGTTACTTCACCCTCTGGCCCAAAAGATATTTTTATAAAATGTAAAGTCTTTAATGTTCCTAAGTCTCCATAATCAATATTTGGAGTTTCGTACTCAGCAATTACATTTGAGCCATCAAAACTATTACCTTCATCATGTAGATAAACTTTACCTTGTAAATCTCCATGAAAATATTTTTCTCGTCCTAGGCTATCAAACCCTGCTGTTATAGCTGGACATTGAATGCCTAATGTTTCTGACCATTGAAATCCTGCTTGTGGATTAGAAGTAGAACCTGGTCTTAGTGTTCCTATAATTCCTTTAGAACTAGATGTAGTGTCTGCACTTGCATCTACGTAAAATAATCTATATTGTGACCTGTCTCCTATAACTACACTACTAATAGTAAAGTTATTTATTCCTTTTGCTATCTTTTGAACTAAAGGCTGTATTTGTTTACTAATACTACTTAACTCAATATCACCAATTCTTGATGTACCAGCAACTGTTCTGAAACCATCTGGTGCTAAAAATATTAAGTCACCAGCAATCTCTTTTATGCTTTGTCCATCTAAACAACCAACGTTGTCTGTAACAGGTACTATAGCTATTGTATTTAAATCATTTATATTTACTAACTTATGAATACTTTCTCTACAAAATATAAATAATTCATTACGGAAACTTTTAATTCCAACTACAGCATCTTCTAAAGATATATTACCTGCCGTAGCTGCACTAAAGTTGTTTATCTCGTTGACTCCACTAAAGAATATAACGTTCTTTTGAGAAGAATCACCAGCAACAACAAAGTGTTTGTCGTGTATTGTTCCTACTTTTGGAGCTACAGTTCCACTTACTGTAATCTCTTCTGTTATAAAAGTTCTACTTGTTAGAACTCCTGTTCCTTCCATTCTAAATCTGAATGGTTTATTAGCTCCGTCTACTATTAAGACATCACCAAAATCACTAGCACCTTCAAAGATATCAAATGTACATTGTCCTTGATTAGTTCTAGCTGATACGCTTCTACCTGTAAATGTAGAGTAATTATCTCCACTAGCAGAAACTCCTGTTCTATTTATTTGTAGCCAGCTAGTTCCATCCTGACTAAAAAATATTCCATCTCCTGCACAAGCTATGACTCCGTCTGCATAAACTTGTAATCCTAATACTTTATCTGTGCCGCTAGGATTTACAGCGTTGTCTTCACCAAATCTAGTAAAGCCACTAACACGTCTATAACCCCCTTCTGTACCTACTTCAAAGTTTCTAAGCTTTGTAGCAAATCCTGGAGTTCTTAATAAAGCTAATGAGTTTGTAGATTTTATTAATCCACCTTCGCAAGCTACTGTAAATGGTTGTGAGTTTGCCATTAAAAGTAAGTCCTATCATCAGTAATAGATTTAGGTTGAGGATTCATAAGATTTGATTTCATTTGTTTTAAACCTTTCTTATAATCTTCCAAAGCAAAAGCTGCTTGTTGAGGACTATCTTTAAACTGCCAAACATAATATCTAGTTCTAGCAGTAATAACAGTTGAATACTGGTCTGGAAAAGCTATTGTATCTCCGTGAGCTGATAAAGCTACTGGTTTTTCAAAAGCATAAAAGTGAATGTTATAAGCTTTATCAGGTATAGGACTTAATCCAAACTTTCTATTATCTGGACTTCTATACACTCTACTTGGTTCACCATGCTTTTGACTGTCAGCATCATCTAAATTTTCTTGGTCTCTATAATATCTAGTCCATTCATCTAAAGTAATAAAATTTAATCCTTTAGACACAAATGGAGAAGACTCTCCAGATACACCTACTGTCGTAATAAAAAAATCTTCCCAATCTATTGAAGCAAAATCTGTTGTTATATCTGTACTGTTAGCTTTTAATTTGTACCATCTTTGTCCTGCTACAGTAGCCACAGTTACATTTCCATAAAAAGGGTCTGTACTTCCACTTACTCCAGCACTAAAAAAAGGTAACTGAGGTTCTGCATTGGCAATATCAAAAATTGACCTATTAATAGAATCTTTAACAAACTGTTGTAAACCCACAGCATCTGCAAAATTAACAGGTGTTAATGGTATTTCATTAAGTTCTCTTAAAGCTTGGTTTGTTAATTCTAAATAGGTTGTTGCCATTACTTCTTGCCTCTAGCTTTTAGTTTTGCTTTCTTACTTAAATCTTTAAAGTGAAAAAGTCTTACACTTGTTTTGGTGTGAGACTTGTTAGAATGTAAATGTCCATTAGGCATTTTATGTGTACCGCCTTTATGTTCAGTACCGTCTCGTTTGTAGTGTTTTACACCTTTCATTTTAGCAAGGTTTGGCTTTAGCCATCCCACCATCTTTATACATAATTCTTTTCTTAGCCATTCCACCGTCTTTATACATAGACTTCTTCTTAGCCATTCCGCCTTTCATCATTTTCTTTTTCTTATCTTTACCGTACATAATTTTTCCTACTTAAAAGTGGAGGAGTCAATTAAGACCCCTCCGAATAGTTATTAGTCAATAACGTAGAACGCACTTACTAATGCTTCAGGTCTAAGAACTTTCGCTCCGTAAACATGAAGGCCTCTCACGATGTCACCAAAAGAACTAGGGTCTCTGATAACTTCTGTTGAAAGGATTGTATTAGCAGTAGCTGTGGATGACATATGTCCAGCCATAACTTTACCACTTGCATTTGATGTAGCAGCGATATTGTTAGATTTGTACATATCAAATCCTCTAAGTTTTCCACTTGAAACTAAACCGTTTCTAATAGAACCTTGACCTGCGTTAAAGTCAACTGACAATAGCTTAGAACCAGATTTGCCTAGCTCTTCATAGAAGTCTGGGCTTGCGACAAACCATCTACCTTCTTCAGGTACATTTTGGTCGTCTAATTTTCTAGCCATTCTAGCCATTAAGTCTAATGCATCAACACCAGTTCCGTCAGAACCTAATAGGTCGACTGAATTGGTTGCATGTGACAATGTTGCATCTGCTGTAGCACTATCAGAACCAATAATATGGTCTGGGCTTGAAGCTGAAATACCTGCGAACATAGATGCTAACACAGCAGCATCGTATGAATCTTTAAGAGCATAAGCTGCACTTGAAGATGCAATTTCCTTGAAGTTTACATGTGACATGTTAGTTTCAATATCATCTACGATGAATTTGAAAGCTTTAGCACTATCAACAACTAGGTTTAGTTCTTGGTCTGTCAACTTAGTAGCAGTTGTGTCTGAACCTCTAGTATAGTCTGATACTGAGATTACAGGTTCTTTGATAATCTTTACTGAGTCTCCGAAAGCAGAAATTTCACCAGCATAGTCGGTGTTTGTTATAGCTTCAATTACACTCGCTTTTCTGAAAAAGTTTAAAACCTTTCTAGAGTAAACGGAAGGTAAAAAGAAACTATTATTTTGTCCTGCTACGGAGTTCGCAAAGTTAGCATCGGTATCTGTTGAGGGTTCAAAATATTGAGCCATGATACTTTCTCCTTTAAGTTAAAATAATTGTTAATTTTTGATAATTCTACCTTGTTGCATAGCTTCTGATATTTCACTTTCGTATTTATCAAACTCATCCATGCTCAAAGCATTTATCTCCTTTTCTGTCCATACTCTCTCTTGCTTAGGGTCAACAGTTGTTGTTTTAGTTGACACCATATCAGCAGCAGATTGAACAGGCTTTTGAGAAATAGGCTTCACACTCGGAAGTTCTATGCCTAAATCCTTTTTAAATAAATCTAAAGCCCTTGATGCTAAGTCAGCATCTTCAGCATTGCTATAAATCCAATCTTGAATAGATTGAGGTTGTGTCTTAGCCCAACCATGAAAGTCATCACTATTTCTGATATCATCAAAATCAGGATGTCTTTCTCTCAATCTAACTTCAGCTTGACCTTTCTTCATCTTAACTTCATTACCCTTCATGTCTGCAATAGTTTGTTCTAAATCTTGAACTCTATCATTGCTTTGTAGATGAGCTACAGTTTCTGCAACTGCATAAAAGTCAGGATGTTCCTGTTTAAACTGTTCAAGTTCTTCTAAAGACTTTGGAGGTTGATACTGAGCTTTCGCTGCTTGTGACAACTCTTGTTCTTTAGTTTTCCACTCTTCTAGTTTACTGTCATAATGACGTTTCATGTCATCATAACGTTTTTTCCAGTCAGCCTTCTGATAAGGAGTATCTGTTGATATCTCCTGTTTTTTAGATTCTAACTCCTCAGTATTAACATTCTCAGCTTGAGTTATGTCGTTACTGTCAAATAATTTATTCTGAGGTTCTTCAAAGAATAAACTATCATGTGCTGAAACAAACTTAGTTGTATCAGGTTTATGCCAAGATTTTTTTTGGTTATAAGGATTGGCTTGTTCCTCTTTTTGTGCGACTTGTTTAGTTGCCATTTTTCTCTCCTTACTCAGGGCTTGTTTACAAGGTAGCTCTATGTCGACTAGAGGGCTTGTTGTAAAGGTAGCCTTTCTGGTGATTTATGTAAAGGGCTACAGACGTAATGTAGGTAGCTTTACGGTTAATTTATCTGATAGGTATACCACCTGCAATCATCTCATCAGCGATTCTCTTTTCAGTATCTTCAACTTCTGCTCTGTTGAGGTCGTAAATATTTTCAGGGTCAGTTGAACCAAAAGTGTCCCTACGAACATCGTCCATCATATACCCTATTTTCCCACCAGTACGTCTGGCTTGTCTTTCCATTGGAGCATCTGCATTCATCTCAGCTTCTTCCATCATTCTCTGAAGGTTGTCACTTCCGATTTCTTGCACAGCTTTCGCAGTAAAGACAAATTCTCCATCCGATAACCTTGCAGGTATCGAATCAGAGACTCCTGAGCCAGGGCCTTCTACAGCACCAGACCCAGCGAATTCTGTTGCGACTTCCATGACTTTATCAAAAATCATGCTTAGTCTGTCATCTTGTTCTAATTTTTCTAGTAAGTATTTTTCTTCACCTTCGGAAAGAGATTCTTCTACAACAAAATCTAAATAGTTGTTCTCCATCTCTTCATCAGATGATAAAGGTTTTGCTTCAGGCATCTCTTCATCCATTTCTTTTCCTTTTGGTGCAATCATAATAGCTACACCACCTTCTTCATAACCCATTCTTTTAACTACTTCAGGTGCTTCTTTAGCAAGCTTCTGTAGTCCTTCGTTAGGTAAACCTTGTATGTCGTCTGGTGATAAAATACTTGCCATCTTATTTCTCCTTGGCTTTTCCTATATTAAGGGCAAACCAATCAATAACTTTGTAAGCTTTGCTTACTAAATTGTCATCGTGTGGTGTAGGTGTTAAAGCAGCAATCATTGAACAGACTGAAACTATCCAAGGTACTACGCCTACTATTTTTAAAATTGTATCTAATAAATCTAACATTATTGTTCTCCTCTAGTTAATGCTTCTTTAATTTTCTCTGGTAACTTTTCTAAGTTATCCAGCAAATTCATCTTCCCCTGGAGTCGGTACATTACCTGTTCCGATTGTGCCGCCACCAGTTCCTTGACTATCAAGGCCTGCTGGTGTTCCAGGTACTCCCTGAACCCCTCCCATTGGGGATGGTTGACCAGGGGATTCAGTTTCTTCGCTAACGTTTTGTCCAGCATTTTGCATTCCTATTATTTGTGCCATGATTGCAGCTTCTTCAGGGTCGTTCAGAATTTCATCTGGGTCTAAATCTAAGCTGTAGGCAAGTTCACTAACCAATTTAGAAACTTTAACAAACGGTGCAATAGTTGGATTCTGTGCAGTTTGTAAGAACATAGTAAGTCTTTGACTTCTAACTTCTTTCTGCATTAAA